CTAACTTACGAAAGTGCCGCACAAAAAAGAAACACAGACTTTCAGGTATATGCAAAATACAGAGGACAAGCATCAAAAGATTTCCAAGATGAAGCTAGAGGTGGATTAAAGAAAGGTACGGTAGCAGAGGGTGAACACTTTTGGGCTCCGGTCGAGAAAAGTGCACAACAACTTATAGATGAATTGCTAGGAGGATTGAGATCGGCCTTAACTTATGGTGGTGCCAGAACAATATCCGAATTGCAAAGAAAGGCGGAATTTGTTGAAGTTACGCCAACATATCAGTCCGAATCTAGCGTCAGAAAATGATTATTTTTTTAAATCAATATGCCAAGCAAATAGGGAGGATATAATTGTGAATATTCCTCCTATTATCGCTACTAGTATTTTTTGAAATTTGGTTCTCTCGGCTTCTAGATTTTTTCTACTTTCAACCTCCAAGTTTTCAACTTGTTCTTCCATTTCTTTTAATTTAATTTCAATTATTCGCATTCTTGATGAAAGTGGATCTATTAACCCATCGCCGTGAATTATTTTTGAAATCTTTTGCCAATCTTCTCTGAGTACATCCAATTTTATGGCAATAGTTGTTATATCGTTTTTGTACTGAAACGTAGAATTGACGATATGATCAATTTGTTCTTGAGTCCTTTCGTTTTGTTCTATCAGTTTTTCTAATAGTTTTTCTAGGTCGTTGTACATTTTTTGTCTATTTGTAGAGGAATATAAATACAAAGAAACATTGTGTGTATCTATTTAGATTATTATCCATTTCTATTCCGAATATCATAGAGATTTAAAATGAAAACATTATCCAAAATACTAAAAGAATCAAAAGAACTAAGCGAAAGATGTTGGGACGGTTATAAACCAACGCCAGGCAAGAAGCCATACGAAAAGGGTTCTTGTATGAAAGAAGATGATTGTGAAGATATGCACGAAGAATCTGAACATGAAGGTAAAAAAGTTACACTCAATAAGCCATTTCGCACACCAGGCGGTCCTAAAAAGTTTTCAGTATATGTGAAAAATGACAAGGGCAATGTAGTCAAAGTCAATTTTGGCGATCCTAATATGGAAATTAAGAGAGATAATCCAGAAAGAAGGGCTAGTTATAGAGCAAGACATAATTGTTCTGACCCAGGACCAAAATGGAAAGCAAATTATTGGTCTTGTAAAATGTGGTCCGATACTCCAGTTTCAAAAATTGCCGAAGAGGAATCATTAGATGAAGTTTCACCTCCGGGAAAAGACTATGAAACTTGGATTAAAAAGAATAAAGCCAGATTTATTAAACAATATGGACCCGAAAAGGGAAAACAAGTTCTTTATGCTAGGGCTTGGCAGATGAAAAATAAGTTTAAAACTTATGAAAGCAGTGATACAATGGATTCATTAGATAAAGAATAAATTTAATACACATGATAAAAAAATGAAACCTTTTAGCATCTTTCTACAAGAATCTAAAAATGTGCATTTAACGCATTTGGAAGATGAGATGTTTGACAAAGGTAGTCAAGGACTCTTGACTGCAATTAGATTTATAACATCAGTTGCTAAAATGTTAGCAACTTCATCGAACAAGAGTGTCAAAGTAACTACAAAGTGGGACGGTGCCCCCGCTATTGTTTGTGGTAAAGATCCTGAAACTGGTAAGTTTTTTGTTGGAACTAAAAGTGTTTTCAACAAAGTAGGACCAAAAATTAATTATACTGTTGCCGACATAAACAAAAATCACGAAGGTGCTTTAGCTGAAAAATTAAAAGTAGCACTACAACATTTGAGTAAATTAAATTTTAATGAAATATTACAAGGCGATTTATTATTTACGGATGATAGTGTTTCGATGCAAGAGATTGAAGGAGAAAATTGTTTAACATTTAGACCAAATACCATCACATATGCCGTACCTCTTGATAGTGATTTTGCAAAGAAAATACAAAAAGCCAAAATAGGAATTGTTTTTCACACAAAATATACAGGACCGAGCATAGCGGATTCTAGTGCATCGTTTGATGTAGACATATCTAAACTGAAATCAAATCCTAATGTTTGGGTTACTGATGCATTTTTTAAAGATGTATCCGGTACCGCAACATTTACAAAAGAAGAAACTAAACAAATAGCAGTAAAAATTAAGTCTATTAGAAGTTTAATGGATTCACAAACAAAAAATTTATTAAATAAATTATCATCTTCTGAATTGTTGCCATATATGCACATGTATTTTAATGCAAATGTAAAAGTTGGTTCAACGATTGGTGATGTGAAGTCACATGTAGATGGACTGATAAACTTCATAAAACAAAAGTTTCAGGTAGAAATAGATAAACTTAAAACAGAAAAGTCAAAAATTGATAGAACTTCAAGATTGCAAAATTTAATAGATTTTGTGGAATCGTCAAGAGAAAACTTATATAAACTGTATGAAATACAAAAGCTATTAATTGATTGTAAATTAATGTTAATAGCCAAACTAAAGAAAACCAAAACAGTAGGAACATTTATACAAACTGAAGATGGTTTTAAGGTGACAGATCCCGAAGGATTCGTTGCAGTGTCCAATGATAATACTGCATTGAAATTAGTGGATAGATTGGAATTTTCTAAACTTAACTTTACTGTCGCTAAAAATTGGGGTTAATATGAAAGCGGTAATGACATTTGGTCGATTAAATCCACCCACATCGGGACATCAGCTTTTACTTGATAAAGTATTATCTACGGCAAAGAAAATAGATGCTAGACCATTTTTATTTGTATCGCACACACAAGACAAAAAAAAGAATCCTTTGAGTTTTGCCGAAAAGATTAAATTTATTTCCTTGGGTTATCCAAAAATATCACCATTTATTGTAAAGGATGAATCCATAAAAACGCCATTTCAAGCATTACAGCATTTGGCTAATCAAGGATACAAAGAAATTGTTGTAATTGTCGGTGAAGATAGAGTACAATCATTTAGAGCAATGATTTTACCTTATCTAAATATTGCAGATAAAAGTAAGTCTATTGATGCGGACTCAGTTAAAGTCATAAGTGCTGGTGCAAGAGATCCTGACGCAGACGATGTTACCGGAATGAGTGCTTCAAAGTTAAGATCCTTAGCATCCTCTGGTAATTTTACTGAATTCAGTAAAGGTTTAATGTCTGGATTGAAAGCTGATGCTGCCAAATTAATGTATAATACATTACGCAAAAAAATAAACTTGCAATCTGAAGATTTTGTGTTACAATCATTCTTAGAGTTTTACAAAAAGGAACAAAAATTAGATAATAGATTTTTACCTAAACATACGCTAGAGGTTGGTACTGACGAACTAGTCGATGCGTATGCCGAAATGATACCTAATAGTTTTGAAAGGGAGTCTATAGATGTCGCCAGCAGCGCAAGTGATAATGCCAGCCACTTTGAGGCACGTAGAAAATGAGGTACCTGTCGGTGAGATTGATGGAACCAACACTATATTTTTTACTAAATATAGATTCTATGACGATCATTGCCAAATATATTTAAATGGTCTAAGGTTGAGACCGGGAGAGTTTCTAGACTACGTGATACCTAATGATCAAGCCTTTGTCATGAACTATGCTCCATTGCCAGGAGATATTTTAATAATCGACTACTTTAGAAAATAAAAGTTTCATAAATAAACGTAATCTTAAATTATGTTTGATCGATACCTTGTGTCGATTGCATATTGGCCAATGTTATGAAAATACACACCTTATAAGGAGAAAAAATATATGGCACAACTAAAAATCCGTGGTAATACACAGATTATGTCTGGTACTATCACAAATGCAGAGATTGCATCAGATGCCGCAATTGCTTCATCGAAGCTGGCAGATGGTAGTAATTTCTTGAAGAAAGATGGTTCAGTGGTTTGGACAGCAAATCACGATGCCGGTGGTTTTAAGCTAACCAATCTTGGTGCAGGTTCTAACCCGAACGATGCAGTTACCTATTCACAGTTGCAAGATGTTGCCGCTGGCGTTAGCGTAAAGCAGGCAGTTCGTGTTGCTAGTACTGCAAACATCGCAAGCCTTTCAGGACTTCTTACCGTCGATGGCGTATCGCTTGTTGCTGGTGATAGAGTTCTTGTAAAGAATCAGACAAACCAAGTAAATAACGGCGTTTACGTTGTTGCTGCTGGCTCTTGGAGTCGTTCATCGGATTTCGATGATAGTCCTGACACAGAAGTAAGAGGCGGAAACCTTGTATTCGTACAAGAAGGTTCTGTAAATCCTAATACTTCATGGGTATTGACTGGTCAGTCAAATCTTGTAGTTGGTACAGACAATCTCGTATTTACTCAGTTCTCTGGTGCTGGTACACAGACATCATCGAACGTAGGTACAGGAGAAGGCGTATTCAAGCAGCTCAGTGGAAGCAATTTCGAGTTCAAATCTCTTGCAGATAGCTCTGAAATTGATGTCGTTGCAGCCGCAAACGAATTGTCGTTCTCGCTCGTAAGTTTTTCGATTGCTTCCGGAAAGCTCGCTGCTGATTCGGTAATCACATCAAAGATTGCTGATGCTAACGTAACAGAAGCAAAGATTGCATCAAGTGCAGTTGTCACAAGCAAGATTGCTGATAGTGCAGTTACCACAGCTAAGATCGCAGATTCTAATGTAACAACCGCTAAGATTACTGATCTTAATGTTACCACAGCTAAGATTGCCGATCTTAACGTTACTACCGGAAAGCTCGCCGATGATGCTGTTACTACTGTCAAGATTGCCGATCTTAACGTTACTACCGGAAAGCTCGCAAACGATGCTGTTACCACAGCTAAGATTGCAGACTCTAACGTAACAACCGCTAAGATTGCTGATAGTAATGTTACTACCGCAAAGCTGGCTGATGATGCTGTTACAAATGCAAAGATTGCCGATAGTGCTGTTGATAGCGCACAAATCGCAGACAATGCTGTAACAAACTCAAAGCTCGCTGATAGCGCAGTTAATACCGCAGAACTTGCCGACAGTGCTGTTACTACAGCTAAGATCGCAGATTCTAATGTAACAACCGCTAAGATCGCAGATTCTAATGTAACAACCGCTAAGATTGCTGATCTTAATGTTACCACTGGAAAACTTGCTGATCTTTCTGTTACTACCGGAAAGCTCGCCGATGATGCTGTTACAAACGCAAAGATTGCCGATAGTGCAGTCGAAAGCGCACAGCTTGCTTCGAATGCAGTTGTTGATTCTAAGGTTGCAGCAAATGCCGCTATCGCTAGAAGCAAGCTCGCATCGGGAACTGCAAGTCACGTCCTCGTGAACGATGGTTCTGGTGCTATGTCTTCGGAAGCACAACTAGCATTGTCACGTGGTGGTAGTAATGCTAACCTCTCGACCGCAAGTGCATATTCGTTCCTCCATATGAATTCCGCTGGTACAGCATTCGCTGCAAGTCTTTTGACTGCTAGCCGTGCTCTCGTATCGGATGCAAATGGACTACCTAGTGCTTCTTCGGTTACTTCGACTGAACTTGGATATCTTTCGGGAGTTACTTCTGCAATTCAAACACAATTGAATGCAAAGGTATCTGAAAGCAGCTTCATCTTCAACGAAACTCCATCGGGAACAATTGACGGAACAAACGTAACGTTTAACTTGGCTTCAACACCACTTTCTGGTAAGCTACAAGTTATGCTTAACGGCCTTGTTCTCAGACCTGGCGCTGGTGCAGACTACACCGTATCTGGTGCAGTTATCACCTTTGAATCTGGTGCACAGCCACAGTCTGGTGATGTTCTTCGTGCAACATACGTTGTTGACTAATTAAATGATTATCCACCATAACCGTAAAGGTTATGGTGGGTTATTAAAATAGACCTCTTATTGGGGTCTATTTTTTTATTGACTTATTATTAATATAATAATACAATTATTGCGTGTGTGTTCGCATATTAATGGAGAAAAATAATGGAACCAAGAGTACTCTCAAAAGAAGAACAACTAGATGTTCTTGTTAAAATTCACAACTTTTTGGCAAACTATGACCGTGTTCCTGGAGCATTTGCATCGCAATTTGCTCAGGTTCTTGAAGGTCTTGTTCTCGTTGCAAATTCTGTACAAGCTGAATTGCGACCCGCACCCTCAGAAGGTGCCGCTGCCGTGGTATCTCAGTAATTACAGTAAAAATATAATATATTTTAAGTCACGAGAAGTTCTTGTGACTTTTTTTATTTGCATAAATAGATTAGAAATATTTTCTACTATGGAGAACCATGATGAAAGGCTTTAAAGATTTAGAATCGGCATACGTCGATACAATAACAAAGATAATGAATGAAGAAATGTCAGAATATGACAAAGTATTTCATGCGGCCATGAAGAAATTTAATATTTCATCACCAGATGAACTTGGTTCAGATGATAAGAAGAAAGAGTTTTTTAACTATGTCGATTCGCAATATACAGCAAAAGACGAATCGTATGCTGATGAATATAAGAAGTTTGCCGCACAGCATCCAGAACAAGACATGACTGAAGGTGAAGATTGGCGAGATGAAAATGAATATGGAGATGCAGCCGATAAAGCTGCAATGAAAGAAGGCAAATTTTATGAAAAAAAGTTTCCAACAAAAAAACACAAAATTATAGATAATGCCGATATCAATTCTATAATAGATCGAAGACATCCATCACCTACATACAATGAAGCGACCAAAGAAGAAAAGCAATTGAGTGAAAGAGCAGAAGATAAAGAAGAAATGGCCGATGCAGAACCAGTATCGCAATCTGGTTTAGATGTTGCAAATGCAGAACCAAACTCTGCCGTTGGTTTCAGAAACGATCCCATACCACCAAAAAGAGTAGATGTTTTGTGTGATATAGATAGAAGCGATCCTAATAATCCAAAGAGATCATACAGACTTTGGTGCCAATATCCAACTGGTCAAGTTTCAATACATCCAGCACCAAATGAACCTGGTATGGAATTTGTAGAAGATTTGGCACTACTTGATATACCAAATTCAGCGGAAGCGATTGCAAGTGCTCTAGATGTTCCTAAGAGCAGACCGGCACATAAAGGAGTAAACGAAGCACAAGAAAAAAAAAACTCAGCGGTAAAGTCCGCTAGTGGGTACTCCGTTTACCACTCTTCATTTTCTGGTGCTGTTAAAGAAGTTTTGGATTTTGTGAAACGAAAAGGATTTGAAGTTAATGATGATGAATATTTTAACGAGGTCAGTACAGGCCCTAAAAAGCCTTCCCCTGGTAAAACTAATAAATATCACTTATCATTATATGACAAAACAGGAAATAAAATTAAAAAAGTGCTACACTTTCAAGTTTATGGAATGGATGATAATAGATATGAATTAAACGCATATATCTCATAAAACTCAAGGAGAGAATGTGTTTAAGCGTAGAACAAACAAAATTAAATAGCTTGAGGAGTATTTCGGATGCCATCAATAACTCAAATTCGTGGTAATAAACAAATTCAAAGTACCACTATAACCAATAGTGAAGTTGCGTCCAATGCCAATATTTCTTTGAGTAAAATTGAAAACGGAACCATTTTATCTGGAATTGATGGTAGAGTTTCTGATTTAGAAAACAATGCTTTTATAACTAGAGAAATTCCAAGTGGACTGGTAAATGGATCTAATAGAGTTTATACACTCGCAAATGTCGTAGTTGCTGGAAGTGAGCAAGTTTATTTGAATGGACTTTTACAAGATCCTGGCGCTTCTGATAGTTATATAATCGCCGGTACAACAATAACATTTAATACAGCACCTTTGACTGGTGATGAAATACACGTATCTTATGCAACC